TCGGGGCACGGCGCCCCCCTGTGGTTCAGCCCGGCGCCGGGGCAGCTGTTGGCGGCCTGCCCGTGGTGGTGCGGCAGCGCGCAGCACCCCGCTCCGGGGGTGCACTGCAGCGCGGCGTCCAGGTCGGCCACGCGGCAGCCGTCCGCGTGGCCCGCCTCCGGGCTGCACCCGGCCGTGCACGAGACCGTGGTGCTGGCCCGGCAGCCGTTGCATGTCAGGATCAGCCGCATCGGCGACTCCCGTCGTCAGGGGGACTGCGTCACCCCTTCCGGGCCGCTGGTCAGCCTCCCTGGGCCGGGGCGTAGCGCTCGTAGTCGCACAGCGCGTCCCCGTCTTCCGGGCGCACCCCCAGCCGGGCGCGGATGCCCACGTGCGGCGGGTCGGCATAGGCGCGGATCGGGTCGCCGGACGTCCAGGACCCCTTCCCGTCCCGGGCCAGGGCCTCGGACTCGGGCAGGTGCTCGACCGGTCCCGGGACGGGAAGGTCGGCGGCGCTCGCGGTGACCCGCAGCCCCTCGGCCTCCGCCTCGTCGACCGCCCGCGCCAGCCTGGCCACCTGTCGCACCCGGGCGGACCGGCGGAACAGCGCCCCGGGCTGCGGCATGCCCCTGCGGGCGGCGCGGGGCATCCCGTCGCGCTCCTCGTCGGACTCCGGCGGGCGCTGCGGCTCGTCGCCGGGCGGCCCTTCCCCCTCCGGCGGCGGCCCCTCCGGGGGCGCGTTCGGGTCCATGCCCTCCTCCTGCGCCTGCTGGGCCTCCTCCATGTCGGCCGGGACCGGCGCGAGGTCGGGCAGCGGCAGCGGCTGCGCGCCCATCCGGTCGATCATCAGCTGCTGCGCCGCCATCGCGGGCGGCACCCCCTCGACCTGCGCCATGGGGGCGAAGTCGGCCATCAGGTCGGCGGGGACGGGCAGCCCGGCGTCGCGCAGCGCGATGAACGCGGCCTTCCGGGTCTCCTGCTGGGCGATGATGTCGGCGACCGCCTCGTCCTGGCACGCCTGCCGCTCCTCGTCCAGGTCAATGCCCAGTCCCCGGGTGCGGGTGCGGGCCGAGATCGGGAGGCCGGACGCCCGCAGCGCCTCGGTGAACTGCCGGACGACGTCCTCGTCCCGGAAGTTGAGGACCTTGTACTCCGGCTCGGGGACCAGCAGCCTGGGCTGCTCGGTGATCCGCTGCTCGCCGGTCTCCTCGTCGGCCTCCAGGACCTCCTCCATGACCACGTACCGGCGGCCGTTGCGCTCCTCATAGTCGTAGTGCTCCTGGGCCTCGGCGACCACCAGTGCCCGCTGCCGGAAGTGCCGCGAGATGTAGCGCTGGTAGTGCGTCATCAGCTGCTCGACCAGCTGCTTGTTCAGGGCGTCGGCGGCGTACGTCTCGCCCTCTCCCGCGCCCTGCAGGAAGGTGCGGGAGAGGCCGAACACCTGCAGGATCCTGTCCTCGATCCGCTCGAAGTCGGCGGACAGGTCCGGCATGTTCTCCCGGCCGAACACCGGCTCGATGTCGACCGCGAAGTTGTGGATCAGGGCGCGGAAGTCGCCTGCCAGGGCCGCGTCGAGGGCCAATTCGAAGTTTTCGAGGTCATCGTCGGTGGGGATCCAGGGGACCTCGGTCCCGAGGTCGGTGGCGGAGGCGCCCAGCTTGCAGAGGATGAGGGGGGTGTACAGCCGGTCGGCGATCGAGTCCATCGCCGTGTTGAGCATCTCCTGCTGCAGCATGCTCCTCATGGCCCTGGTGAGCAGCGGCAGCCCCCGCAGGTTGAAGGTGTCGCCCTTGAACTTCAGCTGCCGCAGCAGGATGTTGCTCACCGGCATGAAGGCGTTCTCGGCGGTGTAGGCGGCCAGCTCCGGGTACTCCTGGACCAGCTTGTTGTACTCCCAGGCGGGCTGGCGGGTGGTGAGGACCTGTCGGATCGTCCACGGCAGCCGGATGAAGTAGCGCGGCTCCTTCAGGAACGGCGACCGCTCCACCTTCACGTCGTCGGGGTTGAGCAGCTCCTCATCGTCCCATATGCCCAGGTCCTCATTGAATGTCGCGAATGGCCACGCCTCCCCAGCGGTGTAGTACTCCCTCCCCATGTCCACCGTGAACTCGTGGTAGTCGAGGTTGTCCTCGCCGAAGAAGTGGTCGGTGTAGAAGTCGGCGAGCCGGGAGTCCTTGCACTTCAGGCTCATCCCGAGGACCGGGAACTTGGAGAAGATGTCGACGCAGGAGCCGACGATGGGGTCGGTCTGGTAGAGCAGCCGGCAGAAGGCCCTGACCTTAGCGAGCTCCTCGTTCTGGCTGAAGTCATAGGGGAGGTTGTTCTGCCGCCAGTAGAACAGCGGGTCTCGCGGGCGCCCTGTGGCGAACTGGATGTCGGACCCGCCACCGCCGGAGGCCCCCGCCCCGCCGGCCAGCGCGGTGCGCCGGGCCAGCATCGCCGAGCGGGCGTTGGCCCGGCGGTTCTTTATCGCCTCCCGCACGTCGTCGGTCATCTTCGGCTGGCCGTCGGCGCCCATCCCGATGCCGATGGTGGCCCCCAGCTGCCCCGCTACCGATGCCTGCCGGGCGCCCGGCACGTACGCCACCCTCATGCGGTTGCCTCCCGCACCTTCCGGGGGTTGCAATCAATGCGGGATTTATTGCTATACTTCAGTCATGCACGGCTGGGAGCCGACAAGGCAAGGAGGCTTCCGCCGTACCCGACCGGGGGTAGCTCAGAGTCCTAAGAGCGCTGCGCGGATCACGCAGAGGACGGTTCCTGGCAAGGGCCTCCCCGGACTAATCTTCACCTGGCGCGAGCCGCTCGGGCTGCCGGGCTGCCCCTACGTCCTCCGCTGGAGGGCGGAGGCGCCCTTCGGGTCAGTGCGGGTCCACCACTGGCTGAAGGCCGACGATGACCGCGCCTTCCACGACCACCCCTGGTGGTTCCTCACCGTCGTGCTCCGGGGCGGCTACGCTGACCGGTCGCCGGCCGGGGACGACGTCCTGCGGGCCGGGTCCGTCCGGTTCCGTCGCGCCCTGCACCGGCACACGGTCGTCCCCGGCGGGGATGGCGCCTGGACCCTGGTCATCACCGGCCCCAGGGCCAGGCCATGGGGATTCTGGCGGAACGGCAGGTTCATCAAGGCGAACAAGTGGTTCGCCAGCTTCGGGCACCACCCGTGCGGGTAAGAACCGTTCCCAGCCCCTGGTCAGGCACCATTCTTCCCAGTTGCTGGGCTGGACGGTGCGCTCGCGGCCCGGTGGCCGGGGAAGCCCCGCCTTGTCGTGACCGTAGGCGGCCAGCGCCGAGCACACCGTCTCCCCGCGCACCAGGCCGTGATCGGGCAGCCACAATTCCCCCAGGTGCAGGTCCTCGGCGGCGTCGGCGGCGATGGCCTCCCAGTCGTACCGGTCGCCCAGCATGCCGCGCATGGTGACGGTCACAAGGCGGCGCTGCTCATCCGTCTTCGGCTGCGCCGCGTTCGACGTGGTCCAGGAGGAGGCCAGGTAGGCCGCCAGGTCTACCCAGCCCACCCCGCCGGGACGGCCCTCGACGCCCCACAGGGTACCGTTCGCGTCCGCGTGGTCCGCGACGGCGACGTGGTTGGCGACGTTCGGCTTGTCCTCCAGCGCCTCGCCGAGGCGGATCATCTCCGCCGCCCATCCCGTGGTCCGCACTACCAGGACGTCACCGGGCTGCACCGCGAGGGCGGTCACGGAGACCCGCTGCCCTGGCCCGGCTGCCCGGTGCCCCCGGGCAGCGCCTTCAGGTCAGTGACGTTCCGGCACCCGTCGCACCTGACCCAGGCGCACTGGGGGTTCTGGCAATGGTCAGTGACCTTCCTGGACCCGCAGGTGCCGCACTGCCTGTCCATCGCCCCTCCTCTCGTGCTTCCCTGGCGGGAGCCAGATGGCAATGTTCCCTGTAATGATCATAGCGGCAGGGCGCCTCAGCCGTAGTGCCGGAAGTGGACGCTGTTCTTCTGGACGTCGCTCCACTGCGTGGCATAAACAGGGCCGAGGCCGTAGGGGTCGCCGCTCTCGGCGGCGCGCTGCATCTGGCCGCCCATGAACCTCACCACGTCGGGGTGCCGCAGTTCCCGCAGCGCCCTGTCCCCCACCTTCTCGTCGTCGTCTCCCAGGTCGGACCATCCCGTGGCGCCGGTGGGATCGCCCCCGTGATGCGCCATCATCGTCCAGCGGTTTCGCTCCGGGTCCAGGTGGAAGCCGAGCTTGTGCCCTGACTCCAGGTGCGCGTGATCGTCCGGCCAGTGCTCCTCGCCCGGGTACAGCCCCCGGCTCCGCAGGTCCTCCTGCACCCGGTGCGTGCGCGCCTGCAGCTCGCTGAACGGGATCGCCCAGTTCCCCCGGTGGCCCCGGTAGTGCGCCGGGTATGCGTTGTCGCGGTAGATCATCGGCGTCCCTTAACCGTAGTGCCGGAAGGCGTGCGAGGGGTCCTGCTGCCACCTCTGGTCCATCGGGCTGGTGAGGCCATGCGGGTCCCCGGCCTCGGTCGCCCGCCGCCACTGGTCGCCCATGGCCTTCACCACGTCGCGGTGCCGCAGCTCAGCCTTCAGCCGCTCGGCGAACTGGCTGTCGTCAGCGCCGAGGTCAGACCTTATCCACGACCCGGTGGGGTCGCCGCCGTGACGGATTGAGAGGCTCCACCGCCTCTCGCCGGACTCCGGGTCCTGGTCGAGGGAGTAGTGGACATAGTGGCCGGACTCCAGCGGCCCGACCATCGGCCACCCGTCGCGCTCGGCCTCGGGGCTGAGGAGCCGGTGCCGGGCCAGCTGCCGCTTCACGTCGCTATAGCGCCCGGGGATTCCCGTCACCGTTCCTCCCCGCTGCCCCGCAGCGCGACGCCCTCGGCGTCGTGGTGCACGTACTGCATGGTCCCCCGTCGCCTGCGCGGCCCCTGCTCACCCGTGCCCCGCATCTGCCCCGCCATCTCGCGGGTCACGTGACGGCAGCCCAGCTCCCGCTGCACCAGCCTGGGCACCTCCTCATCGCGGGTGCCCAGGTTCACGTGCACCATAACCGGCGTGGCACGGTCGTCGCCGGGGTGCCAGACGTTCATCACCCACCCCTGGTCCTGGCGAGACAGCCCGACGCCCACGTGGTGCCCGGTCTCAAGATCGAAGCTCGGGGCGTCCACGGCGTAGCCATGGGAATCCCTGAAGTGCACCGGGAACCCGGCGGCGTGCATCTGGTCGCGGACGGACCGCAGCCGCCTGACCTGGTCGCGCTGGGTCAGGGAATCGCCGGGGAACAGCTTGTCGCTGCCCCGGAACCCGCCGTCATCGGACGCGAAGTGCCGGATCAGGTCATTCACCAGTCATCCTCATGAGAGCGGCGCTGGCCCCAGGGGTCATCGTCGGTGGCCAGGGGGCCACTCGACCTGCGCACGTAGTCGAGGAACTCCGGGCTGCGGTAGCCTTCCGCGAGGCGGCGCGGGACGTCGGAGTCGACGGGGCCGAGGGGCATCCGGTACTCCATGCTGTCATCGCCGTTCACCCACCGGTCCTCCATGGGCCCGCGCGGCGGGGTGACGGCCGCCGCCCACTGGCCGAGGGCGTGATGCCAGGAAATGCCCGCCAGGTGGCCGCTCTCCATCGTCTGGCGGCGGGACAGCAGCCGCTGCCGCTTGACCTCGGCCAGGATCGCGTCCCGGCGCTCCTGGTGCTCGCGCATGCTTCCCGGTCGCCCGGACGCGGACGCGAAGTGCCGGATGAGGTCATCGCCGCGCGCCATTAGCCGTCCCTGAAGTCATGGAAGAAGTGACTGACGCCATGCCACTTCGACCGGGAGTGCAGGCGCTTGTCCCCTCGCGGGTCTCCCGCCCCGGCGGCGCGCTGCCATTGGTCCCCGAGGGCCCTCACGAAGGCGGGGCGGCGCAACTGGTCCGCGACGCGGTCCGCCACCCCCTCGTCTTCCCGGCCGAGGTCCGCGATCACGGCGGACCCGCTGGGGTCGCCGGGATGCCAGGCCTGCATCTCCCAGCCGCCGCCCCACTTGCCGATGCCGTAGTTGTGGCCGGACTCCAGCTGGTTCAGGTCCGGGTCAGACGGGTGCTGGCGCCCGATCCCCTGGCCGCGCAGGTGCTGCAGGATCATGGCCTCCCTCGCCGGCTCGTCGCCCATTAGCCGAACCTCCTCGGCCAGGAGGGGTCGTCATCACGGGGATGCGCCATCTGCTCGCGCATCGCCCGCATGACGTCCCCGTGGCCGAGCCACTTCCTGGCCATGGCCCCGATGGCGTCCGGGTCACCGCCGAGGTCGGCCAGTATCACCCGGGGATTCCGGAATCGTGAAGGCCCCTCGCCTGTCCGCCCTATCGTGGGGTCCGGCTCGCGGGTCACCCACATGCGCCAGGTGCCGCGCTCGTGGTTGTAGGGGACGATGATGTGGTGGCCGGTCTCGGTGCGCATCTCGTCCGACAGCCCGGCCGCGCGCAGCGAGGCGGCAGCCCGCTCGCGCCGGGCGTCC